TCAAGACTTGTGGCTTTATTAATAAAATCATTTTTTACACGCAGTACTTCTAACTCTGCTTTTAGTAATGCTGCTCCATCTTGGTACTTCTTGCCAATCATCATTAAATTGTTGTCATGACGGAAGAACTGCATGCCATCTTCTGATAGAGCAGAAATTCCTGACTCGTAACGATTTAATTCTGAAAGAGTATCAGCATATTTTGCGTTATTGTTTAATTCAGTAATTGCACTTCTATCACCACGACCAATGCGTAGGATAAGAGAAATTTCTTCATCTGTCTTACCAGCAAGCACGCTTGCAGCAACTGAACCCATATCATTATTTTTTAATGTTGGGTGATTACGAATAGTGGCAGAATCATTTTCTTTTAAAAATTTAAATAATGGCGTGTATATTGTTGTTTCTCCAGCGCCAGTCTTCTTTAATGCATCAATGTCAATTTCAAGTTTGTCCGCTAACTCAAGAGAGCGAATGCCAGTAGCACGACCCAATGCATCAGAAACAAGTCCTTGACTTTTTGGTACTACTCCGCCAACAAGTGCACCTTTAACACCTTTGCCAAGAACAGATACTCCTTTAAGAGCAGGGTCAAGTCCTAATTCAAAACCAAAATTTAATAAACCTGACGTAACGGCACCAATACCCATAGTGGTATCACCAAGTGATTTAAAGCCTTTAACACGGGCTAATTGACGTGTTAAATCTGTACCAAAATTATAGTGCTCTTGACCAACTGCAGATTCTGCATAAATTGCATCTTGTTTAATCTTATTGCCAAACATGCTACTTTTTGCAACTTCACGTTGTGTAAGTCCAGCAGCGGCTCCACCAACAACAGCCCCACCAATTGCTCCAGGGATTGCACCAATACCAGCAAAAAGCGAACCACCAGCAGCGCCAGCAATAGCACCAGTTCCAGCGCCAGCAAGAATATTAGTTAATGCTAACATTCCAGATGCAATATTATCATCTGCTGCTGAGCGAATAAATGCATAATTAGAGCGCACACTTTTTGCGCCAGCCATTAATGCTTTACTTAAACCACCGCTAGTTGCTTTATCAACGGCAGGAATAATTGCAAGCGGAGTATATTTCATTCCAAACTCTGCTACTTTTCCTGCAACATTTATTGCATTAACACGTACTTTCTCAATATCTTCATTTGAGATGCCTTGGGCAGAGCGAGCATAACGAGCACGTGCATCTGCAAATCCATCTTTTTGAGGGACTGCTTTTGCTGTGTCCAGGCTTACGCCAAAAGGAACGCGTCCATTTTTGGTTGGTAAAGTATTACCAGCATTTTTTTGAATATTACCAATGTAATCCCATAAACTCATAGAATAGACCTAAGGTAATTTACATAATCCTTAGTGCCCTGTGATGTGTCTACCTGTGATGCCCAAAGTTCAATAACTGGAAAGTACTCACGCACTAAATCTAAATCAGGGTCATTGGGTTCTTCCTGTGGAGAAGGCATCATAAGACTTTCCGGTCCTGGTGTAGTACCAGAAATAGAACCTGTTGTGATATCTTCATTTGGAAAATCAGATGGCGCAGTAACTGGACGCACTTCTGTCATTGGATTTACCAATGCAGGTGGTGGAGTTTTAGGAGAAACAGTTTTAGCAACTGCAGCATTTCCTTGAATACGGTTTTGATTTGTAGCCTGGTTTTGTCCATAGGGCATGCCAGTGTAGTTAAGATTTTTAGTTCCACTTTGACCAGCACCGCCACTAGGAGAAACATTTATTGGGCTATACTGAGGTCCGCCATTAGCGCCTCCACGATTTTCAGCCATTATTTCTCCTTGCTAGCAAATTGTGTAAAAATATGAATTGGTTCTGAGCACATGTTATCGTACTTGATTGCAATAGCAATTGCTTTGCGAATAATTATTTCTGCTTGAATCTCTGTCTTTACTTTTTCCACACCCAACGCTGCCAATGCACCAAGGGCAACATCTCCACCGCTACCCATAACATATACATTACGAACATCGGTATCCCAAGAATAGTCTTCAGATACTGAAAAGATTTGGCCTTTGACTGATATGAGAAAACCGCCATCAATCTGTGCAACATCGCCGTCCTCTTTCATATCTATGCCAGCATCTACAAAGTTTTTTCTCATTGCTGGGATAAACTTTTGCGTTATGTAGGAATTTAAATCTTCTTTAAGTGTTGGCTTAGGTTGTGCGTAACCATAATGCAACACGTTACTAGCGCGAGATGAACCACAACCAGCAATTAAAATGCCATTGTTTTCAACAATCTTTGGAGTCTTTGCAATCTGAAAACGACCATTATCATCGCTAAGGCGAGAATCGCATCCCATTACAGACCATCCATTGCCTTGTATTGCTACCAGAGTTGTCATTGTCCCCTACTTAGTTATCTACGCGTAACTGTCCGTACTGATGATGAAGCATTACCTGCTCCAGTTAGTCCTGATAGTAGGCTTTGAATACTAGGTGGTACTGGTGGTGCTCCTTGTGGCAATCCTTCTGGTGCAGGTGCACCCGCAGGAGAGCCTCCTACTGGAGAACCAGGGGGAACAGGGGACGGTTGCTCAACCGATGGGACCCCAGCAGGAGGAACTTGTTGCTGCGGAGCAAAAGTTGCTTCAATTGCATCTTCAAGTGCCTGTCCCTTTTGGCGTGCTTTAATTACATCAGCAATCTTTCGTACAACTTCTGAGGCATCTTGGCCCTGAGTTGCCATCTGTGGAATTGCTTGAGTATATGCAGTGAGTGAACCAAGTAGCGCATCGCGCATCTTTTCAATTTCAATTTTTTCTAATTCTTGAGATACGTTAACCGTAAATGGAAGTTCACGCATTGCCATATCCTTGGAAATTAATCCTCCACCAAGTGCTTGTAACATAAAGATAAGGCCCTGTGCTGGGTTAAGACCAGCCAACATACCATAGCGTACATCTGCAGAGTAATCACCCTTAATGTCTTTTGCTGGTAGGTAGGTGATTTCATATGGTGAACCAGAATCTACACCACGAATTGTTTTTTCTTTGGTAAAGAATTTTTCATCTACTTCAAAACAAAGACCAATGATGTCCCTAAGGGCTGCAGCAAAGATTGCTTGAGCAGACTTAACTTGAGTATCAAATGCGCCCATAAGAGCCTGTACGCCTTGACCAGTAACAACTGATGCATTAACGTTTCCTGTGCGTCCCTCTGGGTAACGAGCACCTACACGCATTTCTTGATTGAGTAACTGTGACTCTGTAAATGCACCTTGTGGTATAGTAAGTTCTACGCGACGTACACCTGCTGGATTAGCAGTACGAATAACAGCGTCCCCACCAAGTTGCAACTCCTGCACATCGTTAGGTAACACGATTGGAGCCTGTACGCTCTTTTCCGCTGCTTCCATAGCAAGAAGTGCAAAGCGGTTGCGTAGCAACTGGATGCCAAGAATATCATCAAACTGTCCACGTAGTTCACCATCAATAGATGGTTTGCGTGCAACAACAATCATCATCTTGCCCATTGGGTTTTTAGCCTGAGAAAGAATTAGATTTTGTCGAGTTGGAATATAGATGATAGACTGGTCTTTGTCATAATAGCGAATCATCTCAAGATTTACATTTAAGTCTTGTTCATATCTACGCGAGCCTAGTAACTGACCTTCAAAGTCAGGGAATTGTGAAACAAGTTCACCTAGTGTCATCGCATAGCGTTTTGCAAAAGCAACACAACGTCCGTAGCGGTCAAATTCTGGGTAAGCACCCAGTGGGTTTTCTAATCGGATACGTGGTAACTTTGACTCTTCATCCAGTTCAATAATGAACGGGAGAAAACCGTATGTTAAGTACCAGTCAGCACCTGAATACATCTGTACTGATAGGTCTGAATGTTGAAAGTAGTTAGATGCAATGCGTGTACGCTTATCAGCAAATGCACGCGCTCTATCATTAACAGAGTTTGCTGCAGAGCAGTTTACCGCTGGTAGAGGTGCCATTACTTCTGAAAGGTCACGGGCTACAATATCAATAAAGTTAGCAACTACGTTTTGGTCTACACCATTTGGAAAAAAATCAGGATAGACTTCTGCAATTTTTCCCTTACGTACAGCAAGGACATCTAGGTTGCGAGAATCGCGCTCGCTATTGCGGTAACGTAGAGAGTTGACTCTTGCCGTTACCTGTTCAATTGATAATGCCATTGGTATCCTTATCGGTATTGTTCAACCCATTGCTCCGCAAAGGCTTCATCTAGGTTTAAAGATGTTCTTGTAGAGCGTTGTGATTGCGTAGTCCATCTATTGTTTGCATATTTTCGTACATGGCTAGATTGTTGCATTAGTTCACGTACACGAATAATAGCAAACCATAATGCCATCACGCAGTCAGTTGGGTTTTTAGTATCTGGTTTCCAAGTAATAAGTTCCTGTACCAAAGTCTTAAGTCCTTCAGAGCCTTCGTTAGAAGGCAGTTCAATTAAGTTGTTATCTTGGAATCGACCATCTCGCATTGTACCAAAAAGACTGGACATAGATGCTACACCAAAGCCAACATCCCATTTGTTCTTACCGGTAAAGTGAGGATTAAGTTGACAACCCCATTGTGCTAAATAAGTGCGTAGGTTCTCATCAAGGGCGTAAGCCTTCTGGTGAGCATTGATTTCAATACGCAGTTCCTGTGGACGATACTTCTCAACCCAGTCTTCAATTAAACTCTGGATACGTTGAGGTGTGGTGTCAGTCATATTAACACAGTCTAAAACATAAATTTTGGAATCAGTCCTATTGTAAGATAGAACTACCGCACCCGTTGCACCTGACATAGCAGGGTCAAGGCCGATAACGGTAAAGGTTGAGTCAGTAGTCTTGGGATGTCCTGGAGCGCCAGCCTTTAGGACTCCGCGCTTTCGCATTCCGTTGACAGAACCTGCAACGCAGGATGGGCTAAAGATTGAATCTTCGGTAACGTCTTCTTGTTGGTAGACCATAGCCCATACAGACGGAGAGACCTCAGAGCGACGCTTAAAGAGAGAAGGTCCGTCCCACTTGGGGTAGAGTCCATCTTCGAATTGTTCATCTAAATCATTCTCCTGAATATTAGTCTTAGGCCATAGTGTTTTCCACTTGTCGGGCTTCTCATCAAATTCAAGTACGGCTGGCATGGCACAATAAGTAAAGGGTGTCTTGCCACCAGTCCATTGGTCGCCACTACGTATCATTTTATATAAATCTACGGGAGCGACACGGGTTCCTACAATTAGTAATTTTCCGTGCCGTCCCAGACGTGTGATAACTTCCTTTTGAAGCCATTCGATTTGCTTCTCCCATTCATGGGAATTTGAGTTCATCACAACGTCGTCTAGGATAATGAGGTCAGCGCGAGCGCCGTAAATCTGTGAGCCAAAACCTAGGGCTTGCACCGTAGGGTCTTTTTCGCCAGAGTCTCGTCCCGTTCCTAAATATATCATATCAGCAGACCATTGGGTTGCATCTGCTTTGTATCCACCATTAGGGCCAAAGGCCGTCTGTAGTTTCATATAGGCTGGGTGGCTAAGACGTGTTTTAATAGCCCCCAAAAACTTTCTAGCCATACCCTGAGTCTTAGAGACAATAATGACTCTAGCATTGGGATTGGTTACAATTGTATAAAGGGTGTAGTTGGTGGTAATGGTAGTTGACTTAGCATGCTCAGGTGGCACATTGATAAGAACGCGCTTTGCATCGCCTGGCTCATAAGTCATACCTTTAGGTTGCCATCGTGGTTCTACACCGTTGATTAGGTCTAGCCAATTAAGTTGATGGTCAAACAAGGTCGTATCTAGGAATTGCTTAGAGAAGTCAGGATAAGATATATCCTTAAGTTCTGCTAGGTCAATCTTGACCCCTTTACCTTCAAGTCGGGCAGTATCTGCCTTTTTCTTAAAGTTTTCATCTACCATAGTCCATTGACGAAAGGCTGTATCTTGTCTACCAACGGCTGCCATAGCAGCAGTAATAGTAGCACCTTGTCCCAGTAGGGCTAGTACTTTTGCTTGTGCTTCATCCTTAGGTACTGACTGTACACCTGGCTTGCGTCCCATTTAATCTCCTAAAATACCACTATTTAACGGTTAGGTTAAACGGCATAATTATCCCAATTATCTAATATATTATTATATATTATTATATAATATATACTCTAGGAGGAGCGGAGTTTTAACGGAGCGACTCCGTATATCTTTTAATCTATACTATAGATAACCAGTTCAAACACCCGTTTCCGAACATTGTTGGGGGAAGTATTTTTTAAGCAATGGTATTTTATGGCATTTTGAGCGTGGATTCCCCACTAAATATAACAGAAAATTATTATTGGATACTATAGTATCGCGTCCCTTCGCTTTTAATACACCGCGGGTCAAACATTGTCGACAAATCGACAAATCAACAAATCCAAATGTCGACAAATTAACAAATCGATACATCTCACTATGTAAGATAGGGCTACCTAATAGATTCTGGTGAGTTAGATGTGAGTTTTCTGGGATAGGTAC